AGCTGGGTGTGGGGCGGGAGTCGGGGCAGGAGGTGCGGCGGTTGGTGCTTCTGGTGGGGTCTCGGGGGCCGGCAGGAGCCTTTGCCGGTTAGCATCGTCAGCCGTTGCCTGGGCTTCTGCCGCCCTTTGGGCATCCTTGGAGCGGATAAACTCGTCTATCTCGGCCTTGGTCTTGGCCCCACTGATTCGGGCCTCCACTTCATCGGCCTGACGGAGGAAGTCGGAGACGCGCCCGGCAGTCGCCGGGGTTGCCCTTGGGGGCGCCCTGCCACCAAGAGTGACAAAACCGGCTAGTTCGTTGGCGCGCTGGGCTAGTTCATCGCCGGATTCGTCAGTAAGCGTACGGGGTCCGCCGCCGACCGGCGTCTGCACCTTTCCAGCAAAAACGTCTCCCGGAAGACTTGCCGCGCTTCTTATCATCTGCTCGGTTCCGGTCTGGACGCGCCCCTTTCCGGCCGATGGATATGTCACTCCCTGAGATGGATCAAATGGCAACCCAGACGTTAGCCTAGTCAAATCAGACGGCGCTTCTTCTGATTCGCCAGTCAGCGCCTGCCATGCTTTATGACGCAATGATGGTGTTGTGAGAACATGGGCAACGTCAGATGCTTCTTGGGGGAGATTGGAGACAAGTTCTCTTATGCTGCTCGCTGGACGGAGGTGGCCCTTAAGCCAGTCTTCGTCGGACTGAGACTCAAGCGGAGTGAGGCCGCTTACGTCCAGGCTTGGAGGTGTCGCCGCTACGGGAGGTGTGTCTAACGGCGTGAGACCAGAAGTGTCAAGTTCCACTGTAACCCTTTGATCTCCTTACTTTACTCTAGGCATCTGATTTGACTCCTATACCATATGTCTATGGTGGCACAAGTCGCACCGCACCGCAAGCCCTATTTCCGGTAAAGTTTCCCTTCATACATAACAACCGAGCCAGGAGGGGCGCTCTTTGTGAACCAGTCAGCCTGGGCCTGGGTCGTGAGTTGGAACGGCTTCTCGCGGGTACCGGCGCCGGATGGCAGTGCGTCATATTGCTCTTTGGTGGTTATGACTGGGGGCATCACAGGGGCGGCTGCGGTCTGGGGGGCTGGTGGTACATTAAGTCGGTTGTCTTTCGCATTACTAGCCCCCGCCACCATAGTATCGGCAGCAAGAACACGAGGAACGGTGGCTGTTATTGGTACGGGATTCTTAAGAGCAGACAGAGGAGATCGGGAACGAATCAACTCTCCCAACTTACCGGCCTGAGATTTTGTCACAGCATTGCTGAACAAACGCGCTGCAACGCCGGCCACTGGAGCCAGAGGACCACCCACAACACCAGCAGCCAATGCTCCCATGCCGCCGCCACCACCAAGGACGTTACCGGCCAGACGGCTAGTGTTTGACGTAATTGACCCATTAACTATCCCTTCCATCTGAGCTAGTTCGTCCGGGCTCATGCCTTTGGTCAGCTTCTCATTCGTTAGAACATCAGCAAGTCTCTGGCGAATTGTATTCCCAATATTCATTCCAGAATTAGCCGCAGATGCCCTAAGTTGTGCACGAACCACCTTCTTGTCTATTAGATCAGATCGCTCGGCCGCAGACCAGTTTCCAACCGCATCTTTCAGCACGTCAGAGGCAAGCTTAGCGTCTCCGCTTATCAAATCAGGTGGTTGAAGATTGGATAGAAAGTCGTCAACACCTCTCTTAGCTACGCCCGCAGCATAGCGTTCCTCGCCATCCGGACTCATGGTCAAACGACCAAGAGTCTTACGAAGATTCATTAAGTATGCCACATGATCCATGGGACGTGGCGGACCATCTTCAAGTTTCTGTAAGACCCCGAATGTCTTCCCAGCTACGTTCTCATCCATCCCGTATTGGGCCAAATCATCTCGAATAGTGTTGGCGACATTTTCAAAAGATTTTGGCTGAATTTGAACGCCCATGCCTCTCGCGGCATCAAACCCAGAACTCCCCGCATCGAACAATTCTTGTGTGGTCGGGACCGGTGCTTTTGTCGGTATTTTTGCGCCCGGAAGGGGTCCCTTCGGTCCAAAGCCAGTCGGCCGCATAGCCATAAGAGATTGAGCAACGTCACCCTTAGCTTGGTCATACATCGCCTGCGGATCATCATGGGCGGCAACCTCTGGATTTATTTTAGTTCCAATCCAGTGTTCCGCGTCTGCTAGAGGGTGTCCGACAAGAGATTGCACCGCACCCACAAGCGGAGCCATTGGAAGACCCGTCATGGTTGCTAGGCCCCTGTAAAACCTACCAGCCCTGCCTGGGACATCCATAACCTCATTGCCGACTCCTTCCCAGAACCCTTGGCCAGCATCACGCTTGATTCTATCGGCAATACTCGGAAAGGCCGAAGATATATCACTGGCACCGCTCTTTGCCGTATCAACGGTGGTTTCATGGGCTTGTCGTGGCACATCGCTAATGGCCAGAGGAATCGACGACGCTGGTGGTTGATTGGTCGTAGCCCATGGAGCATCCGGCAAGTCCGTCGATGGCGTAGCCCATGGAGCATCCGGCAAGTCCGTCGATGGCGTAGCCCATGGAGCATCCGGCAAGTCCGTCGATGGCGTAGCCCATGGAGCATCCGGCAGTTCATCTGCCATTACGGTTGCCCCTTAGGAACCCATGTCGTTCCATTCCAAACGCCGATACCTTGTTTGAATTGCTTCTTTTCTCCGATTTTAGGCGCTGGCGCTCCCGTCGTTGCTGGCGTAGTAGCGGCGCCAGACGCAGGCCGTCCAGTTATCCTGCTTTCAATGTCTCTCCGCACCGCATCAGGCGCAAGTTGCGCGGCGTGCATTTCCTTGCCCATCTGGTCAAGAACAGCCTGATATGCTTCTGGACTAGTAGCGGTTGAAAGCAACCGTTCGGCACTAATCCGCGAATGGTCTGTAGTCACGTTAGCGCGGCTCATCGCCTGGGCGTATGCAGTTATAACAGCTTGGTTGGCCGTCACAAATCTAGCGAGGGCCGGTGAACTTGTCCCAGCCTGCACCATCTGCACGGCCTTGTTCCATGGCACGAATTCTGTTCTCGGGAGCGCCGCAGAAGCATCAAGCGCAAGCGGGAAGGTGTTCTGCGCTTCTCGAACAGACATATCAACATTGGCGCCACGCACGGCGGCAGTGCGGGCACCTGCCGTTTGCGCCGTAAAGTTAACCCTCGCCGCCGCCAAATCTTCTCCAGTTGCACCACTATCCTTTAGCGTCCTCTCAATTTCATTCCATAATCTGGCCCGGTTAACTCCTGCCGTCTTTCCAAACCCCAGATTCTGCATGACGGCTGTATTGCCGCTCTTGACGTAGCTAACCGCCATGTCATGGATGGCCGCAGGATCGATTAGACCAGACATCGACCCAGAGTTTGGGTCGTTTGGATCCGGAGCCGCAGCAGGCGGAACCTCAACCGGCTTTAACGATCCGTCTGGCTGCCGGACGCCGTATGTCTGCATCGGCATAAGAGTTGTCGGATCAATATGCTGACCCATCGGTACGGGTTTTGCGGCCTCTTGCTGCTGATACCAAGTGCCGCTCTTTTGTGCCTGCGTCTCAAGATTAAGTTTCTGTTGCGCCTGCTTCGCCGCCTGATCGAGCCGCGTGGACTCCAAATCAATGCGCTTGTTCTGCTGCGCGTACCCGGTCTTCTTCTCCGCTTCAGAGATGTTCTGTGCCTGCTCTGCGTTGTACTCCCTGAGGCCACCTAATCCACCTTCTCCGATCATCGTTCCAAGAAACGGTGACCGACTTGCCATCATTCCCAAACCAGCCGCCATGAGAGCGCCACGAATGCCTGTATTTGGATGCTGGTAAGTCAGATCGTTTGTCTGCGGAGGTGGTGCAGCATTGCGGTCGCGGACATAATCCGGAGACTGGTCAGTGCCGTTAGCGGTAAACGACATTGCGTCGGGAGGAAGGGCCACGCCACGGGCGGTTGGAGCGGTATGAGTGGCGCTAGCAATGGCATTCAAACCGTTATCACCCAGCGCAATACCGCGAACAAGATCACGATTGTATGGGCTATCCGGGTCATCTACCGCAGAATTGTTTGACCGATCAGTTAATCCCGCTAGTGTCGCTTGCTGATGTTCGTCCCAATTTGGCGTCACACCGAGCGCAAGACCGCCACGGCCGCCGTTCACCACAAGATCGGAAGCATCAATATCGTCCGGGCTCCCGCCGTCCGCGTAGCCGTGGATACGTCCACCGGATGCCACGCCGCCGCCCACAAATCCAATGCCGGGGTCGGCAAAATTGCTAGACGAATCTATCGCCGCGTAAGGACCAAGCTCCTGACCAGCTTGGACCCATTGATTTCCAGAAGCGGTGCCGTTTGCGTTGTACCCATTATACATATTCTGAATGTCGCCGCCAAGATTAGAAAGATTAGAATATCCACCACCCCCGCCAAGACCGCCAGTGCCCTGGCTTCCGCCGCCTTGATTCCCTATCCCGGGAGGTGGCGGGGCGCCATGGCCATGCGTAATGCCAATGCTAGGAACCCAACCATGACCGCCTCCGTACGGAGTTGACCCAGCACCGTAGCCACCACCAAATTGCGGATATGAAACCCCACCACCTACGTCAAAATGAGCAATGCCTCTCGGCTCAATACGGCCGCCTCGGTTGGCGAATAGACTAGCGGCAGTTAGTCCGGCACCAGCAACCTGTCCCAACACATTAGGCCCAGGCGATGTCGTGGTGGATGTCCCACCAAGTTGGCTCCCCAAACCACTTGCAATTCCCGCATTCCACTGAAGCTGCTGATACGGAAACGCCTGTTGGTTTAAGAATTGCTGATAAGCCGCCTGATCTGCCGCACTCGCTACACCATACTGAAGATTCCCGGCGCCGACTTGGGCATTTGCCCCGGTCAGGGCAGCATTCTGCCCTGACACGCCAAGGTTGCCGAGCGAATATGCACCCTGCGCCTGCGCCTGTTGCTCCGCTAGAGCCGTGCCGACTCCCTGCTGATAGCCTTGGCTTCTCAGGCCGGCGAGAACTGGCGCCTGGGCAAGCTGCTGGTTGCGAACTGTTTCCGCCTCGGCAACGCCCTCACGGTTGCCGCCGAGAGCGTTCTGCGCAATCGCGTTGCCCTTGACACCCTGAAGCTGCTGGGCGTTCTGAGTGTTGAACAGGTCTTGGGTGGAATTGATAACGTCAGTTGTGAATGGATTCTGGTACTGCTGTATTTGTGCAGCGGTGAGAGGGGTGGATGCTTGGGTCGCAAGGCCAGCGGCTTGCTGAATATACGGCTGAGCGTAACTAGAGTTGGCGTTAATGTTTCCGATGCCAAGGTTCTGCTGCGCATTGACACCGGGGACAAGTTCGCCATCATACGGTGTATATGGAGTCTGCCCAACAGTATTTGCCCTGCCGAGCAAATCCATGTAGGCCCCTGACGCATACGGATTAGGAGCAGTCGTAGAAGTTGATGTTTGAGATTTGTTGCCCAATTACGCCGCCCGTCCGTTCACTGTTTTGTCTTCTCCACTCCCTAACATCCAGAATTCGCGCTCTTTCTCGACACCACGTAGCACCTCGGCTGCCTCTCTCAGTAGAGGCAATAGTTGCTTCTGCACCACGTCTTTCGGTATCCGTTGGTTTGTATGCCCATCCGCAAATGCACCGAGCCTCCGCCGCAAGTCGCCATGATCCTCTGGCGCTACGTCATCATCGAGGCGCGGCTTGAACTTCGCGTTGTGGACAAAGAACGCACCGGTTGGATTGCCGAGTCTACGGCGGTAGAGGCGAACCTTGCCTGCCAATGAAGACTCGGTTATGATCCCGGTAAAGAGAGGAATCTTCATCTTGTCGGAACACGCCTTGGCGAACTCGATCAGTGCCTCAGCATTCCGCGACTTGCGATATTCCGGGGCAACGAAGTTCCACAATTCCACAAGGTGCCAGTCGTCCGTGTAGTGCGTATCGCTTATCGAGAGACACGTTGACGCCTCAAGATGTCCCGGAGCACCAATAACGCCGACAATGTTGCCTTTAGCCTCGTAGCACTTGCGGATCGTGTCACGGACCTTGGATTCGTTGAGGCTAAACAGGCCGTTTTCAGCATGTAAGCGACGGCACATTTGTAGCACGTCGCCCTCGTCCTCTTTGGTCGCTATGCGAACCTCGGGTAGGTCTATCAATTCGGCTTCTCGGTTGATGGCGGGTTGAGCATTTGACCAATTTGTTCGTACAATTGTTGTAAGCATGGACCATCCATCCGGAGGCGGCACGATACGACAAGATCGGGATCGATGGCATCGCCTTTCACCGAGAACAGAGCCGTAGCGAACTGGATATTATGAACTCCGTTAAGGGTCCCGCTGCCGATTACAGCGTTGACGAAAACGGGAACGATTTTCATTGGATCGGTTATGCTATCAGACATTTGAGGCTCCGTGGTTATAGAAGGCGTCCGAGTAAGCGAGCGAAGTCGATTGGGTCTTGTGCCGCCTTATAAAGGTTGCATTTTTCACAGGTAAGTTGGATATTGCTCCGGTCATTAGTGCCACCTTTTGACAGGGCGATAATGTGATCTGCGTGATGATCTATTCCAAGTTTTTTACGACAATACGCACACCGACCTCCCTGAGCCTTGAAAATCTCCTTTATATCAGCGGCCGTAAACGATCCTGGGGCGGCAAGTTCGCGAGCGCGGCGCTTGTGTTTTGCAACCTTAGAATTACGCTTAACCCTTTCTGGATTATCTTTGGCCCACTGAAGAGTTCTGACTCTCGCTTTCGCATTTACCTCTTCGAGATTTTTAGCGCGATAATCTCGACTGCGTTGTTTTCCCGGCTCTGGATTTTTCGCATATTGTCTCTTAGTTTTGTTTCTGTATTTCTCTGGATTGGAGGCGTATCTATTGCGCTCACGCTCATTAACCCAATCTCTGTTGCGCTCCAGCCAAGCATCGCTTGACGCTCTATGCTTAGATTCGTGGGTCTTAGACAAACGCCTGTGTGCGACGCAATATCCGTATAAATTCTCTGGCTTTATTTTTTTGCCGCACTCCTTACAGTGACTAGACCTTTCGGGCGCTTCTGTTGTAAGGTTCGAGTTAGCCACTTGGGTACCCTCCTACTCACTTGGTTAGAGGCTTGCGAGCGCTGATACGCTCGTAAGCCTCGCTTTTGTATCACCTTTTGGCCGGCGGAGGCAAGCCCTTAAGTGTAGAAATATGACGCTTGCGGGTGGCCAGAATCCATCGATCTATAGCGGCGTGCCCCAAATCAAGAAGCTTCTTTACTGGGACGTTCTTCATTCCCAGATCGGCCGCCATCTTTTGCCCCATCTTAAGCACCGATTCTGGGCCGACCAGGAACTCTCCCCCGGCCACATTGCAGGGCACTGGAGTTCCTATTTCGTGCCCCTCTCTGGCGCCACCTTCATCGGCACTGCCACCAAGACCGAATTTCGGCAAAGGAGGTGGCTTAGGAGCGCCGCCACTGCGTCCAATTCGCATGGTTGGGCCGCTACCATAAGGGCCTGAAGCCCCAAAGAGGCTATTTGCGACTGCAAACCCGTGCAGAGTATTCCCCTGTCCAAGCGCTGAAATATGGTCAGCAGGGAGTACATGCGATGATGATGGCAGAGACGTACTGATATGATCTGTGCGACCGGCGACAGATGATAGAATCGGCCCCGGCCTCATCATATTGCGAACTTCCTGGCGCTGTTGCCAATTCGTATACGGCGACCCACCGAATGCATATCCGGCCACACCACCGTCTGCTCTTGCCGGCCGTCCAGAAGTTACACCGATCTGCTTTTGCAATTTCATAATGTCAGACCCAGTCAATCCTTCAATTGGACGCCCAACCTTGTCTGAATAGTCGTGAATGGCGTTCACTACAAAATCTTGCGTGCGCGGATCGGGAGTCGGCAGCGGCACATCAGCCACCCCACCATCCGCATGTCCACGGCGCTGTGTTGCAAAAGCTATCGCGAGTGCCTGCTTCTGGCTCTGAACGTGCGGACTCTTCCCAACCTCTCCCATGAGCGTCGATACGTTTCGCTTAAAAGCGGCCGGACTCGAGGAATGTTCTAGTGGCATGTGTTGCTCATGTGATGTTGACGCATCCTGAAACTACCTTACCCGCACCAGAAACAACAATGGCAGTACTGGCCCAGCACCCAGTTACAGCCGTTGGGGAAGTTCCGGCCGAGAATGTAGTGCTTCCAACTTCGCAAGCGCTGAACATGCTGCCTTTTGCGCTGGTAATCACTATAGGATGGCTAAATACGCAACCTACAAACGTTGTGAAGGCGGTCAGAGTTCCGCCTCCATCATTAATGGTAACTGAATTTGGTGTTCCGGCCCCAGAATAAGACAAATCACACATGGTAAGATTATTTTCTTGCCCTTTACCGGCGACAACAGGAGTACTCTGAAAAAATAGAGCCACAGGGGATGCTAGTTCGTTATCTAGCTTGCATCGTAGATACCAATTAGCACCATGAGAAAATACGTTAAATGAGTTTCCAGTAGCTGTGACATTTTCAAATAAACAATCAGTGGCAAATATATTAATTGCTGCAACTCCGCCCAAAACAGAGCAATCTCTCATTGTCATTGCTACTGTGGTAGAGTCTATTTCTAGGACGTTAGAAGTTGGCGTTGCAAATGAATTATATAAAAATATATCTTGTGTTGTGCAGTTACCAGCCGTAACGCATGATAAAACTGTAGTGTCTATATTGCATTGTATCAAAGAACCTTGAGAAGCAACCCCCTGCAAGATAACTGTCCCGGTGAGATTAAGCGTTGTGTCTATTAAATATGTTTGACCTGGGAAAAATACTGTACCTCCGTTTATGCCTCCTATGTAATTAATTGCCCCCTGAATCGCCGCGTGGCACTCTCCAGAGCAATCTCCGAACATCTGCGGAGTAACTGTTGTTAGAGCGAGCCCCCACCACTGACCGTCAGCGGACTGGAATCCACCAGCCGAAGCACCCCCAACTTTCTTGTAGAGTGCCGCGCCATAATCTCCGACTGCCGCACGTCCGGCGGTCATAACAAAACTAACAGTCGAGGCTATCGTTGCCGCCGCCGCTGCTGTCTGTGTGGAGAATATCCCCTGTAGTGGTATGCCGCTATCTTTTAGAAGCTTTCCGGTATTATCGGCAAATGTCGGTATATCTCCAGCCACAGAAGACCCTGGCCCGAAGACATCGCCCTTTACTGGAATCAATCCGAACTGGTTTATAACCTTGGCGATCCAGTATGGATTCGGTCGTCCAGTCTGCATCATTGTGTGGACGTAATAATCGTGAGTGGATTATTCGCTCCAGACTGGGCTATGCCATTCCATGCCACAGAAACTGCACCAGTCAACGTCAAGTAATCTCCAGGCAATATAAGAAAGGACCCGCCTCTAGTGGAGAATGATGCAACGGTCGGACTCTGGCAGATCAGAAGTTCGACCGTATTGCTTGGATTGTGGAAGACTATGTAAGTTCTTGCCGAGTCTGCGGCTATGACCTGTATCGATGATGTTGTGAGATTATTGACTGCCGTAACGGTTCCTATAGTAAACGACCCGTCACGCTGGCCAACGGCCACCCACGAACTAAGTTGTTGTACGACCCCCCTTAGCTGAGTAACAACGTCTTGAGCACCAGCACCAGGAGGGTTGCTGTACTGGTTTGCTGGAGTGCTTCCAGGAATGGCGTTGGTTGAGTCGGTCATCGCCTACCACACGGTGCAAACCGAAATTTGATAGAGCCGAGTCGGTAAAAACTTCCGATATCATTCGTTGAAATAGTCACGCTCATGAATCTTGCACGGAATCTCAGGGGTATAAATTCTGTCGCAGAATTCACCGTGTATGGACCATATGTTATGACCGCGTCTCCTTGATAGTTTGTGACGTTGAAAGATATCTGAATTTGCGCATTTTGAGAGCCAGCAAAGGTTCCGTATTTGAAATCAGGTATAGCCTGATCTACAAATGAGAAGTCTTCGCCTTCTTGGAGATAGAAGAATCCAGTCGTAAAACTCGAAACCAGCGGCTGACCATCCGCGTCAGGCGTCGTCTCCTGGAGGTAGATTACCCCCGCTGGAGACGCCGCAATCGGCATTCCCAGAGCGGACTGGTCGATCCAGGCGGACCTTGCGAGAGGTCCGTAGTCCCACGGAGCCCCAGGCTCGCTGATGTTGAGCTTCACGTATGAGTCGCATTCACCGCTCACGCTCGCCGCACTGGGATATTCCCAGCCGGCCTCGTTAAACGGCGTATTCGGCATTGCGCGGATATTCTGGAGGAAATTCGTGTTCAGATTCTGGAAAACTACATCCCAGACCGGACACGGAATGACCGAAACTCCATTACCGTTGTAAACATAGAAATTTGTGGTCCCCATCCAAAACACACTGCCGCGAAGCTGCTGCGCCGCGTGTGCTGAAACAAGACCGGCGCCAGCACCGATTTTCGTAAACCCATACACATTTGGAAGACCAACGTAGTTCATCGCCCACAAATCTAAGTCTGTCCATATCAAATTCACATTCGAGACTGCCGTCCCTCCCATGATCTGTGATCCAATCGGGATCGTGAAGTTACCGGCTTGAGTCTCAGAGGTTGCGGCCCACTGGAAGAAATTTGATACATCAGACCACTGCACAAGCATCGGCTGCTTCTGGTATCCAATGCCCTGATGAATAGACGACCCCCAAGCTATAAGTATTTGTTGCGACATTGAAACGAAAATGCCGTTATTAAATATAGGACCAGTGCTTATAATAGTGGAGTTCTGGACTCCTCCTGTTGGGCCCCAATAATAAATACCACCTCCGCGTGGACAAGATAAGAGGATTTCACCCCAATTGTCCTGCGTCCAGTCTGTTGCAGTAATCGGTGTTCCGGTTTGGCTGGTTGGAGTAATTCCAGTTCCATAACCACCAGTACCGTATGTCCCGAGACCATATCCGGCCCCAACAGGAGGCGGAGCAAGACTAATGTAATACAGCAATTCAATTGTACCAAAATTCATTTGGTGCGTATTCGTAGCGGTCGCCTGGGTAGCCGCAGAAATAGTGAAGAAAGCAGACGGTATCGTTGGGTCTATGCTGACGACAGTATATGCCCCTAGAATCGTAATTCCGTTAAATGTAGTCGCAACGTCAAAAACAACGATGCTTCCAACGGATTGACCGTGGTTCTGGAATGCAACAGATACTACAGAACTTCCACTGGTAAATGTGAATATCGGCAGTGCAGATGTTGTAGTGGTAGATGTTGCGTTTTTAGGTGCCGTTATCTGATATGAATTAATACCTGTGACTGTTGTAATCTGATAGAGACCATCAAGGATTAAGCCACCAACAGATATTGGTGTATTAAAGAACACAGAGTCTGCGACGGTGACATTTGAAATATTATTATCAGTTATACTGACAACTGGACTGTTGATTGTGGTTGAGAAATTCGTCCCGCCTGATGCGAAATCAGAGGTAAATATCTGCGGAGTGATGCTGTGTATCAGATTGCTTGTTATGACAACAAGTGAGGTAGTAGTCCCAATCGAGAGATGACCTAGAGAATTCAAATCCTCCCAGGCATGAAGGTCTCTCGGGACGCCTCCCACTGGAAACTGGTAGTATTTTTTGTACCCCCCGTATTTCTGGACCAGACCGTCTCGAAACCGGATCAGAGAGCTACTTGAGTACCCCGCTCGCAAAAGTGTCGGAGTTCGCTCAGCGTTTACTCCCGGAGTAAGCGTAACGCTACCGAACATTAGGCGGCCCTGATTAGCGTAAGACCACCAATATACCCAGGAGGAACAGTCGGGACTACAGATGGGGATGCATTGCCAACTTGATGTGTATGCTGGGCACTTTCAGTTCCTGTTATAGATGTTAATCCAACCGGAAGTCCTGGCGATCCAAATTGGAGAGTCGTGCTTGTGCTCGTGGCACTGTGCAAAAAACTGTCATTTGTACCAGGAACGTGCGTATGTGTTGCACTTTCTACGCCAGTAGATTGAAGTGGCATCTGACTGGCTGTAAGCGTTGTGGTTTCCGCCGATCCGGCAGAAAAAATAGTATTCCCGTTGATGATATTAACGAGACGAGCAGTTCCTTGATTCAATGTTGCCCTAAATCTACCCCTAGCATCCGGTAGAGTTGTTCCGCCAAGCAACGCAGCGAGAGCCGGATAGGTCACGCCTGAAAACGCAGACCCGTCACAATTCAGATATGGGGGGACCGACTGATTTGCGATCCACGATGGAACCGTAGATGTTGCAAGGTCCATATATGAGCCAACGTGATCCAGGTTGACGTATTTAATATCCGTACCGTCGCAATAAGCATGGAATATTTCTCCAGGAGGCGCATTGACGTATTTACCAGCACTTATGGACTGTATTGCGATAAAGGCTGACCCAGAAGTCGTGCATTGGTTATCGAATATCCAAAAACCTGGACGCGGGAGGAATACCGTGCAGTTACCACTCAATGAGCCAGTGAGTTTGATGACGGCGCTCTGAGATGCGTATGGTCCGGCCCAAGATGATCCTGAATTTGGTGGCGTGGTTAACGTAACAGACGATCCACCAAGGCCGGTGAGACTGATGGTAAATACATTCCCAGCAAGGCTGTCATTAGCTAGGAAATTAGCATTTAGGACTACGCCCCACGTTCCAGAATTTGAACCAGTGGTTTGGTCGTAAAAACCGACTGTAGGTGACTGTGGATCGGCCATTTACTTTTTACGTCCTTGGTGGTGTGCTTATTGACGATGGATTTTTGCTAGTCCAGCCTTGCGCTGCATACTTCTTTCTATTTTCTTCAGTATTTGCCGAGGTGAACTCTCTCTGATAATGCGACTCCCATGAGGCTGGCATTTGTGGATCGTCGGTGGCAGCGCCAAAGTTCTTCATAAAGCCGCTGGCGAATACCATTGATGCGCTAATGAAAAGATCGACAAGATATAGCGAAATATATGTAGTGGAATTACTAGCGCTTAGAGGTGCCGGTCTTATTGTCCCAGTCACCTCGACTTTATACGCAGCATCTGGAAATGGAGCTACCAGTATTTGCTGATCGGTAAGCATTGCGTAGTATTGCGGCAGTGCTGGTGTTCCACCCCCCCAAACTGCATCCATCCATTCCTGCGAGACCGGCACAAGCTGATTTGCCGTCGTATTCGTTCCGGCCGGCGTATACACACTTATGCTTGAGGTTACGACAAAATGCTGCGGAAGAACAAACAGCCGACTATTCGGAGTTAGAACTCCTGTTTCATCTCTTGTAACTGTAGTCAGGAGGTCTAATTCTCTGTATATTCTCTGCTCCGCATCGTTGATGATGGACGGCAGAATCTGCACAAAGTTCACGTCTGTCGTTGTCGTCGGTATCAAGTTCGCTATCGTGGCAACATAATCTGTGTAGTTCATTTACATTTCATATGCCGTACAACTTACATTGGCGACTATTGCAGTCCCGGCAGTAACCGCCGCGAGCCGCAGATCGAACCAATATGCCGTGCCGGGAGAAAGCCCGGTCGCGACCCCGATATTGGCAAAAGAGACCGTTTGATTTGCCGCTGCCGCCGTCATGTTGGTGCCACCCAAACCCGTTCCAGTCGAAGCCGCTTGGTTTACAGGTGCGGTACCGGTTCCATAGAATAGGCTGTTGAGGGCACCATCTCCGCTCGTATCATTGGCCATGCCGCCCTGAATTTCCAGGTAGACACGTGAACTATAGAGTGGCGTAATAGCGCAGGAACTACCTAATCCCATCATCACGCCAGCACCGGTTGCTGTCGTGCCTGTTGGATTTGATGGCGCCCCTACCATCGTGGCACCGCCGGTCGAGAGCATCGTCACGGAGGCGTTCGGGAACGTGAAGGTGCGGCCAGTCGCCGGCAGCGCCATGGTTGATGCCCCCGCGCCTGTCGTTGTTAGATTTGCACCCAGCGTGAGCGTGCTTGATCCGTTGTTAACTCCCGTTCCTCCTACGCTCGCCGTCACAATGCCGGAATTAATTTCCGATCCTGCAATTGATTTGTTGGTCAGTGTGTCCGTGGTAGCGCGCCCCACCAAGGTATCGGTTCCCGCCGGCAATGTGAGTATACCGGCCGCGGTCGCCCCCGGCGTAAGCGTTGTGGCGCCGCTCGTGGTATTAGCCAGGATGATCTGACCGATGGTCGAGGCCGCCTGCCCTAATGTAAGAGCGCCGGCTGAGATATTGGCATTTGTGTTGCCGCTTACCGTATTGGTGCTTGCGGCGTAGTAAGTCAATTGCCCCGCAGTACCAGAGTTTACCGTTCCTCCACCGGCCGCATTGGCCCAGGAGGCGACACCAGAACCGTCAGTTGTGAGGACTTGACCTCCAGACCCTCCGCTTGTCGGCAGCGTAAGCGTCCACGTCCCGGCGGCGGCGGCCGGCTGAACGGTCACAGCACCGCTTGTGTTTCCAGCAAACGCCAAAACTCCCTTAGTCGCGCCAGATACGCCCAAAGTGGGAGTGGCCGTGAAGGCCGGGCCAGACCCAGCCAAGACCTGACCAGCGGCTCCCGCAACCGTGATATTACCGGTAGCGGTCGTAATTGCCAGTGGAGCACTCGCTGTAACCACAGGAGTCCCGCTTGCTGTTCCGAAGGTAATCGTAGGAGTTCCAGCGGCAGCTTGTGGTGTAAGAGTTACCGACCCCGAAGTATTCCCCTCCAAGACCACTTGCCCGATTGTGGTGCTCGCCACGCCCAATGTGAGGGCTCCAGCGCTCATATTGGCGTTTGCGTTACCACCCACAACGTTCGTGGATCCAGGATAATACGCGATCTGCCCAGCGGTTCCAGTGTTAACCGTTCCAGAGCCACTGATGACATTGCACCCGAAGGCGTGCGTAGAGGTGTTATAGGTAAGGGCATTCGCCGCTGTAGAGCACGAAAGAAGTGGTACTGCACCTGGAGCGGCCGACCCACCAGTAGCGTTTGCGAGCACGTTATCGGCAGCGATAGAGGCAAGAGATAGGGTACCTGTCGTCGTGATAGGGCCACCAGTAAGCCCTGTTCCGCTTGCTACGCTCGTGACTGTGCCGGTAGATGTCAGAGTGTTACACCCAAATCCAGTGTTTGTCGTCCAGATCAGCGCATTTGACCCACCACTACAGGACGGCATAGACATGGCCGTTGGGACAGATGACCCGGAAGTATTATTTCCAATCACAGTATTAGCGGCGATAGCCGGGAAATCACCGATTACGATCCCCCTGAAGGCTGGAGTAGTCGCCCCTCCTGAAGTAGGACCAGCCCAGAATGTATTGGCGCTCTCGTTTGCTGATGTAAAGGTAAGTGTCCCTCCAGATGTAACCGGCGACCCAGACACCGTGAATATCGGCGGGGCGGCGAGAGCCACAGACGTTACTGTCCCGGTGCCAGAAACGGTGAGCCACGCCGGAACCCCAGAGGAATTCTCGGACAGAATCTGCGTTCCGCTTGAGTTTCCGGGCAGACTCGTCCAGCCAGAGCCAGACCTGTAGATTATCGTTCCAGAATTTGTCCCATACAGGAAATCGAACAGCTTACTTACCGTTGACCCGGTTGGGACATTTGTAGAGCCGGTCGGATTCGCGCAAATCTGTCCTGTCGTGAATTGTCCCGTGCAGGCAGCAAATGCCGAGGCCGGGGCAAGTGACAGAATTGCGGCAAAGACAAGAGACCCGATCTTCATTATGTTTGGTACCAACTCGCTCCAGTTACAGGGAATGGATTTATCGTCACCCAGCCATATGCGTTGTCTATAACGATGCTTGATTGGCCATCCACAAGTTGACCGCCCGTGAATGTGATCGTTATTTGATTCGTCCCATTACCAGCATCACCTTTGCCGTCTTTAATGATCACTGGGAACGGGTACGCCATCGCACTCGCAAGAGGAACCACTATCGAAGTCGGAGAACCTATCGTCTTGTCTACGATGATCCTCGTGTCGGTCGATAGCATGTTATATGTCGAACCAGAAGTGATAAGCGTAGTCTCAAGAAACGGGAATGCGGCAAAGAACGATGCAAGAACAGCCGTAGAAACCTGATATGTATTCCCGAGCGCAGCGGTACCAGGAGACACAATCTCCATAACCTCGCCGCCATTTAAGGCTATATTCAGAATATTCTGACTAGTAATTCGTCCATCCAGAGGGATTGCTGCCATTCACGAACTCGTTTCGTATTGTAGAGCGCGAGCAGTCTCGCCGTCCTGCGTGCACCGGATCATCTGAGGTCCAGCCGCCCATGGCGGTCCTTTTGGATCGGCAAATTGTGTAATCCTAATGGTTTGCTCCTCGTATGCAAAGTTAGGTGTCCTAGCATTAAGGACTGGCATGGGATCTGGTGGCAGGATAATGGTGCGAAATTGCTCATTCGGCACATCTAGACAATTAACCCCCGTGCAAACCAAAAGACCTGTATTGTATAATTTTGTACCGGCCCACTCCATCTGCCATTGCAAATCTTGTAACTGGAACCAAAATCCGCAGCGCGAGCACTCACCAAATGCACGAGGATCGTTAGGATCAACTTTCGCTCTGCCGTGAGGTCTCATTTGGAAATTCTTTGAAACGTGAGCCCGGCACACCTATGCCCGCGATCAATAGCAGCAAAGAGCGAACCCATTGGTAAATCATAGGCTCTCGCGGCGTTACTTATACTGTCGAACTGATGCCCAGTATCTAAACACACAATAGGCTTCTTAATTTTCTTTTGTCCGCGAGAAAGGGCCGCCAAAACTTCTCTTTTCTGACTGGCGATCTCATCCTCAGTCCATACCTTCTTTTTAACCGCCTCACGATCTGCGTAACGAAAAGACAGTCCGCTGTTGGTTTCTCCTCCTCTTTGGCATATTTGAATAACACGCATTTTCTCTATCTCATACGCCGATGCCGCAAGCGTAACGCTTGAATATTCCTTGCTGTCAGTAATGCACACTACTGGCCGACACTTGTCCTTATTTCTCCTTGCCTCCCAGCCGGCGCGTCTATCGTTCAACGCACTAAGTTGACGGTCAATTTCATCTTTTGATAGAACCAAATCAGAATATGCAAATGATTTCCCCCCGCACTGAATTTGCCTTCCGTGTAGCATCTCTCCAATGCCTCTTTTACTAATACCGTAGTTGTCGGCAGCGCTTTTAATGCTCTTAAAAAGAAGACCGTCATTTAGACATACGATAGACCTGAATTTGTGTTCATGGTTGTTGGCTGCATAACATTGCGGACTGGGTTTACGCCCCTTAAGCGCCCTGGACGTTTTCTCAAGCCATTCCTTGGTCCGCACAAGACCCACCATACCCTGACCGCCTCTGGTTATGTTATATTCAGGCCTCAGGAGAGCTATCAGTCTAATTTCCTCTTTCATGAGATCGGTGTAATTCTCTGCGGTTGATATAATCGTCCATTCAAATGCGTCCTCGCCGTATTTCCTTATCGCGGCATTAAATACGTGGCATCCCCTGCGCTTACCCTTAGCGTCAGAATAATGCTTAGACCGCCTGACCTTCAGAGCGCGCTTTGTTGCGCCAATGTAGCGTTTTCCGTTTTTTATATTTGTTGCCATGTAAATAATCATTTTGTGCCTCCGAATCATTGAGGCAGATACTATTATCTAAAAAATGATGCGAGTCCAGGGGTAATATACAAACCCACATTCTCTGTATCTTGCTTCATAGCCAACCCAAATGCAATGTCGTAATCTGCCTTGCGCTGCTGTTCCAAGGCAGGCGCATAGTGCCTTGAAAGTCGATGTGCTAGTCCAGCCGTATATGCATCAAGGAACCTGTACTGAAGATCAGCATTACCTCCCTGACCGGGAACGGCGTCCTGTATTTGACGGTATCTCCAATATGTAACAACGTATGTATTCGCGCTGTCTGGCGTCGGCCAAAATGTAATTGTCGGGTTCACCGTCCTCAGAAAGAAGAACGATGTCGGGAACCCTTGCTGTAGAGGAGTCGCTAGTGAGGCATAATCAGTCCGAGAGAACGGCAGAAGTAGCCTATTGCTTCCTCCGGTCGGAGTCACATACAGGTCGAGTATCATTATCGTATTTGCCGGAACGTTGTATGTCGCCGTTCCCGATATGAGATTTATGGTCTGCGTATCCTCAAGCCATAATTCCAACCCCGAGTTAACCCACTCAGCCTGAAGAAGATTTGCCTCAAGCCTAGCATCAAACATATGCTGGGCCACTATTGATGGCGGCTTAACCTGGATACGAGAGAACGCATTAAGAAACAGACTACCGAGTTCTGGACCGAAATTATATGTGCCGCTAGTAGTCATTGGCAGGTAGTTCCATATCCGGACGGAATCGCATCAGGTGAAGCAACTTTAGCAGCCAAACTTGAAGTACTGTATGTCATATTGGCGTATCTCACTGCTTCATATTCAGGAGACTGTCCGCGATAAGTGCCGAATTTCCAATAGTATTGCTGCGTTCCACTGGTCGGTGTCTCTCCTGTAACCCCATTGAAGTTTACCACCTGTATCCCGTTCTGCCATACATGAATCTTTCCCTGCGCTCCCGTGGGGTCGAAATTAAGTTGTAGAACGTAGTTATACCATACACCCCTCAACTGTTTCCATTCATACGCAACGGTGACTGCTTGATTTGCATCAGAAACGTATTCAACTCTTCCAATATCTCCTATCTTCGTATTCATATCAAAAGGAGGTGACCCACCACCGGCGGGGTTTATAGTCTGGTGAACCTGTCCATTAAAGAACCAGTTAGAGGTAAGGGCTGCCCCCGGCTCTATGCACACTGAATAAGACATCCACGCATCTGTTGCGGTAGCGAATTGAGCATTACCGGTAGCCCCAGTCGATCCATCAAGCTCTACGCGCTCTGAACCTCCAAATGTCCCGATAGTACAATCGTCGTCCACACCACAATTATTGGCATACATATTAAACCGGATCATGTTTCCAACACTACCGAATTGAATTGGTCCGGTCACACCACTTGAATTGAGACCGCTTTCAAATCCATAAAGATTCTGTGTCGGCCCTCCAGAAAATGCTGGTAGAGTTCCGCCAACCTGAGCAGAGAATCCAGCAGCCTGCGTAAAATTACTCCATCCTGAATCTGGGATCTGATCTGTAATAGACGCATTATTTGTTTTTTGCGTGGATGACTGGAAAAAATCACTCCCGAGTTTTGAATTGTATAGTTTAATCTCTGTTGTGTATGTGGTTGGTCCCGCTGTAGAGCTACCTATATACCACGTCTGAGGAGAAGGCGCAGTACCTCCGCTATATTGCAATGCGCCACCATCGCACACGACAGAAACAGTACCATTTCCCCAAGAAATGCCAAATATAGCCGGCAGCGCCATGCTCTGATTCGCAGAAACTAGAGCAACATTACCGCAAATAGAGTATGGCGGAGCGCCGCTACCCTCTCCTCCGTCGTTGAAAAACATGGCCATCGCAGCATACTGCCAAAGATACCCATTCGATGGAGACCCGGCGAAATACGGGCTCGAAATCTGATGACGGAAATTACCCGCCGCCGCCCCAGAAGTCGCAAAAACCGCAGTGGCCGCAGAGGCATTCAAAAGCGTAGCGGCCCCATTAGTGAAGCTAACCGCATCTGATTGTCTTGTCGCTATAGTCCCGCTTGTAAGGATCGGAGACGTGACCCACACCCTTGGTTCTATCTGTCCAAAATCAGCCGCTACAACATCTCCATTTGTCACAATTCGTATGCACAAAGTCGGATTTATCGTAGTAGCGTCGTAGGTAATAACGAATCTCTGCCAAGAGGCTGAAAGAGAGCCGCTACCTTTTGTAACCGGAGACCAGACTGTCCCAGAGTGTCCAGGAACAGTCCCCTCCATGGAGATGTCAACTTCTCCGGAGCCGGACACTCGCTTAAGGAACACACTCCCAGTGAACTCAGCGAATGGCGGGTTAGACGACGTTACCGATTGACATACCGTTCCGTTACTGGATGTCGCAGTAAGGGTGCTGGCTGCATTAGGAGTATTATCAATTCCAACTGCCGTCTTCGCCACAGTGACGTTGCTCTTTGTCCACGCAGACTGGGACATATCCCTGGACCACAGGATCGGATTTGTTGTCGCCGCAGTCTCATATAGTAGACCTAAATCTGTAACCCTAGCAGTATTGTTTGGAAAGCTAGACCAGTGACCATCACTCCATTGGGCGTATCCACCGTTATTTGTAGCAGAAAGGCAGGCTGTAAGTGTTGTGCAGTTCTGACCAAGATAAACACCGGAAACAAAATTGAGATCAATGGTCGGAAGAGTCAGGCCGAATAGTTGAGCCACTTGACCCAGGGTGGCCTTGAAATCACCACCATTATGCCCAACGGCGACAGAATCCTCAGACGATAAATTTGGCACAGTAGGAAGGCCCGGAATCCCACCAGACTGCCCAAATGCAGGCACAGTCAATAGTCCAAGCATTACTAGAAATCTAATTAAGGCCACTGTACAACACCAAGATTTACAAAGCCAGAAGTCCAGGCAGTAACAACCAACCTTAAGGCTGAAATAGGATACACAATGTTGCTGTATGCGCTTTGCGTAAGGCCATTAAGAACAGAGTGATTGACCCAGTTAGTTATCGCAGCCTGCGGATAATCTCCTGTGACTTGTACCGAATATGTTAGAGCCCCAGATACCGTACATATAAGCCCTAGAGACCCTATGGGCTGTTCCGCTAATTGTCCTATCAAAAACGACTGAGAGGTATATGGAACTATTGGAGAAGACGACCCGACTCCTCCAAGGGTTGCTCCTATATAAACCTTCATCAGTTGTGCGCCGGATCAGCTAGTGGCGTCGTTTCTAGCGCAGACAAGTCACTCACCCCGTACTTGGCCGTGCAGTCAGAGCCCTGGGAGCACACCTGCATGTTCCCATAGCGCACGCCAAAGGTCGGGAGGTTGTTCCCCGTCTCGCGATATATTCCGTACTTCCAGTAGGCCGCGTTGTTCGTCCCGTTGCCGCCGAACAGCGAGGCGCCGGAGTGACTCGCGATCTGCACCATCGTCCCTTCGGTGACGGTGTCGAGCCACACATTGAACGTGTCATTCGTGCCGCTCGTAGATGTTCCTACCTGATAGACGAAGTGATACCAGCGCCCCCTCGTGATCGCCACGCCGGTCGTGGCGCTGCTCTGGGTCGCGGTGGTCGCGTTGTTGGTGTAGACGAACCACGTGTCCGACACGCTGTTCGAGTTGGACATCGTGTTGAAGATGCAGCAGATCCCGCCCGCCACCGTGTGCATCTGGCCGTTGATGTTCCACGACGACGTGTACGCGGTCCCAGGCTCGATGTAGACCGCGTAGGCGATCCAGAATGTCGTGCCGATCGAGAACTGAGCTGAGCCGCCGGCACCGTCCACCTCGGAGCGATTGGTACCGTCCCATGCATCGGCGAGACCGTTGATCTGGAACCGCCAGTTGTCCCCAAGCCGGCCGGCCGCTGTGGAGCCGTTAGTTGCCTGCCACTGCGTATAACTGTTCCACGACGCCTCGGAGTTGTAGGCGTTGCCGTTGACCGTGATGGCACCGACGCCGGGTGGGTTCGGAGCGAAGCCGCCGAGCTGTATCTGGTTCCAGTTCCATCCGTCTCCGAGTGGGTTCGTGAGCGCGACCGACGCGGCGGCTCCGGTCGTGATTCCCCAGTAAGATACCTGATTGGCCGAGATGGAATTTCGCGATGTCTGGGTACCCGAGGCAACGAGCGCCTCCACAAACGTGCCGGGCGTCCCGTTGCCGGCGGCGTCACCCATGACGTACAGGCCGACCGCGTTCGGATAGGTCGGAGTGCCCGACCCGGTGCTCATAAACTGCGTGCCGCCGTTCCACCGTAAGATTCCACCGGTCGAGTAATCGAATTGCGTCAGATTTTGCCCGCGCCAGACGCCTCCGAACCCCTCTGCGTTACCATTGTTGCTGCCGTTTATGTTGTTTGCGAGAACGTCCGGCGCCGCGTTGTTTGACAGACCCCACCGGGAATCACTGGCCGCGCTCGATGTCGTGGTCGGGTAGACGACGCTGGCGTAGTTGAAATTTGCTGTCGTAATGTCCTCTCCGAAGGACATCACCATGAACGTTTCAACCGTCGCCGTCTTGTAGGAGGCGCTGTCGGCGGCCTTGAGGTTGCAGGCAGATAGACACCCGAACAGGCATGGCAGTGACGACCCCTGGCACGTCGGGTAATACCCGAGTTGATCGGCCAATGTAGCCTGCGATGCGTCGTTGGCCCCGGCTTGATCATACAGCTTCGACGCGCCGCAGTTCGTCAGGAACAAGGTCGCGGCGCCGGCATTGCCGTCGATGCCGAATCCGGAGCCGGTAAGCGCGGCGAGATTCGTATTGGCACCAACCGTGATATTGACGCCCTCGCGAAACATAAGCTCGCTGCTCGCGGTCGTCGCCGTAACTGAGCTGTTGCCGGCCGCATAGAACACCGGGCTGGGGCCGGCGTTGAACACGTGGATCACGGAACCTGATGGGAAGGCGACCCTGGTTGACGCGGTGACGACGCTGAGCGTCGCGGTGCCGCAGAGGCTGGATGAGGCCGTGACATCCGGGTCGCACCCGACGAAGCCAATGTCCAGCGTCGTGCTGTCGGAAGATCGCGTGAGTTGCACCGCCTTGCCGGCGTAGGCAGCACGGACCTTGCGCAGCGAGTAGGCCACGGTCCACGCGCCGGGCGATGCCGCGAAGGTGTCGAGGACGCCTGTAGAGCATGATGGAGCCGCACCGCTTGCAGCGCCAGAGAATGGTACAATCTGGGCTCCAGCATTGGGCGGCAGAAATAGAACTGAGAGAGCGATCAAAAGGCGTAGCATCAGCAGTTACCCGTGGTGCACGCGACGATCACGATACCGGAACCACCAGCGCCACCTGTCTGCCCGTTCGATGCG